GAAGACCGCAGCACGTCCCAACATTACCATCGCAGAGCAGGAGGTTTCATTCATGAACTCCACTCGTTATATGGCGGGCAAGGCAAAGTTTGAAGCAATTTCAGTAACTCTTTACGATCCAATTGCTCCATCCGGTGCTCAGCAGGTTATGGAATGGGTACGAACACATTTTGAATCAGTATCAGGTCGCGCAGGTTACGCAGATTTCTACAAGAGAGATTGTCAGCTTAAGCTTCTCGATCCAGTCGGTACCGTCGTTGAGCTTTGGGACCTTAAGGGTTGCTTCTTGACCAACGCTTCATTCGGTGACCTTGACTACGGTGCAGAGGATTTCACTGAGATTTCTCTGTCAATCAGATTCGATAACTGCGTTCTGCAGTACTAAAATCAATCTTATAGCTTTCACAAAGCTCAAGCCCGGCTAATGCCGGGCTTTTTCTATTTAACAACTTCCCATTTCTTACTAATGTTATACGATGTGCAGTAAACCGCACCTAGTAACGCACAACCAGAAGGAGACATAAAAAAGTGTCAGATAATGAGACTAGAAATCGGAATGAAGTATTTACTGCTGCTGAGGCACAAAAGGCAGGATTTACAACTCGGAACGTAATGAAGGAAGACTTTGACTTCGAAGTTCCCACAGAATCAGTACCTCTGCCATCAGGCGGCACAGTTTATCCTGCTGAGTCTCCATTGGCGTCACAGGAAACTCTTGATATTAAGGCAATGACTGCCAAGGAAGAGGACATTCTTACCTCAAGAACCTTAATCAAGAAAGGTACAGTAATTAGTGCCTTGATTCAGTCATGTCTAATTGACAAATCTATCGATCCGGATCAAATGCTTACCGGTGACAGAAACGCTGTAATGACCGCAATTCGAATTACAGGTTACGGCTCTGATTACAATGCCGAAGTAGATTGTCCAGCATGCACTGAGCGTTCTAAGCAAACGTTTAGCTTGGCTGAGCTTCCGCTTAAGCGTCTAGAGATTGAGCCAGTAGCACCAGGTGCCAACTTGTTTGAGTTTACCCTTCCAGTTACTAAAAAGACAGTTAAATTTAAGTTCTTGACGGGTGAGGATGAATCAAATCTAACAACACAAATGGAACGCAGAAAGAAGCAGGGAATGAAGTCAGACAACTTTGTTACCACGCGATTACACTATTCAATCGTTTCAGTTGCAAACGTAACTGACAAGACAAAGATTTCTCACTTTATCAGAAACATGCCTGCTAGGGATTCTCTCGAGCTTCGTAAGTTTATTGATAAGCACGAGCCGGGGATTGATATGAAACAATGGATGGACTGCCCACATTGTCTCGAATCTTCGGAGGTGCGCCTGCCTATGGGCGCAACGTTTTTTTGGCCTGACTCCGAATGATAAAGAAGTCTTTCTAGAGCAGATATTCAATCTTATGTACTATATGGGATTCACATTTGAAGAATGTTATAGACTTCCGGTGTGGCAACGAATATGGTTTCTAGAAAGACTCAACAAAGAGATTAAGGCAGCTAATGAAGCACAAACCGGTGCATCCAGAGCTGCTCATGCCAACGACCCACAAACACGAGCCTTACAAGGTCGCCACAGATCTCAAGTTCCTTCAAGATTGAGAAGATTTACTTAGCATCTAATATTTAATGATAGCGAGGTTATTATGAGCGAATTTACTATTGATGAATCTGCATACGCAAGTTATATTTTGGGTGCTTCTAAGTCTGTCAAGATTAAAGGCAAAAAAGAAATTGTGGAAGCTACAAAAAACGTTTTAGAAGCATCTAAGAAGTTATATGATGCTCTCCTCAACGAAGACACAGAGGTTCAGAACGTCTTTCCTCTCCTAGAGTCAAAGCGACTTCATGCAAAGAAGTACAATAAGGTTACTGGTCGAATCTGGCGTTTATAGTTACTACGGTAAGCTTGACGGGTGAAATACTTAATCTTGTTAAGCAATAGCCTGTGAGTGTATATAGCGTATGGCCGATGAAGGCGCACAGTTAGAAATACAACAGCAGATCAATAAGATCTTGCAGGATCGCCAAGCTCTGCTTTCGGCGCAAGCCAAACAGCTGCAAGATCAGACACAGATCGCAATGCAATTGTGTGCTGCACTCAAGTGTGAATCTCTTGACGGAATGGTCGAAAAGCTAGAAGGCATGCAAGGTGCCTTAAATGATGCTGCTGATGCTGCTGAAAAACCTAAAAATTCTTTAGAAACTGTCGGTGAAGCCGCCGGAGGTTTGTCTAAAAAGCTGGATGCTACAAAGGTTGCCGCTGTAGGTGCTGGTGTCGGTTTGATATCCGGATTTAAGGGTGCTTTGGGAATGTTCAGCGCTGTAGGCAAAGGCATTACAGGGATCGTAGGCTCCTTAGGACAAATTGGAGCAACCATACTCAAGACACCATTTAAGATGATGTCAGGTCTGATTGGAATGGCACAGTCTGGAGGCGGTGGTCCTTCTCCTATTCGCGAAGAGCTAGAGGCTATTCGAGGTGAGTTTGGTGACTTGGCAACAAATGAAGGTAAGGCAGTAGCGTCTTCATTGGGTCAGGTACAGTCTCAGATGGGTGATCTCGCCGGAACAGGCCTTAGTGTCAGACAAGTGTACGGATCTGGTCCAGGTGGTGTTGCGGCTGCAATGAAAGACATACATGAGTTGGCAACTGCATTAGGACCTGCACTTAACGGTCTGACAGACGTTATCGCCAAGTCTGGTGTTGAGCTCTCAATGTATCGAAAAGGCTTAGGGCTTACAGCAGAACAACAAGCCTCAATGCTTAAGCAAGCTTCAATGGCTGGCAAAGATCCAGTCGGAGAAATGAATAAGTTTGCCTCCATGGCAATTAACATGGGTGAGCAGTTTGGTGTCAATGCAAAGGTTGTTGGTAAGTCTATGGCTGAGATGTCAGCAGACGTTGCCAATTTCGGCCAATTAAGTGTCAAGGAATTGGGCAAGGCAGCAATCTTTGCCAATAAGTTAGGAATCGCCGCCAAGGATCTTCAAGGCGTTATCAGTAAGTTTGATAATTTTGAAGATGCAGCTAAAGGCGCTGGAGAAATGGCGCAAGCATTCGGTATGAATGTTGATGCTATGGAACTGATGAACGCTCAGAATCCAGCTGAGCGACTCTCAATGTTGCAAAAAGCTTTTAAAGAAACAGGTAAGTCTGTTGAAGATATGAGCCGACAAGAATTAAAGATGTTGGCTAGTCAAGCAGGTCTATCAGAAGAAGCAGCCAAGCTTGCATTTAGTCAGAAAGGTATGGCATTAAGCTATGATGACATATCAAAAGGCGGTGACAAAGCAGAAAAGAAGCAGCTTTCTCAAGCTGAGGCAATGGATAAGCTGGCTACTTCTATCCAGAAGATGACACAAGGCGGTGGAGGCGGCGGATTTAAAGGTTTCTTTGATGCTTTCTTGCAAGGATTTGGCGACGGGATTAAAAAATCTAAAGAATTTCGCGCTGTAATGCGTAATATTCGAAAGTCACTTAAGGTTGTGTTCCGAGCAGGCAAGCAAATCGGCAAAATGTTTGTCAAGATGTTTCCAGGTGTCAAGCAATTCTTAAAAGGCTTACAAGGAATATTTGATCCTAAGAAATTTAGTGGCTTGATGAATGATGTCAAGAAAATTTTTAAAGGATTCTTTACAGACTTGGGCAAAGATCCTGTTAAAGCCACAGAAAAATTTATAGATAAAATTCAAGGCGCATTTAAAAAGTTCTTTGGAAAACAAGGAAGCGCCGGAAAAGACGTCATGGAAGGTGGTTCTAAGATCCTTAAAGCTGTGAAGGGGATCTTTAAAGCACTTTTAGGTATGGCAATCAAGGGCTTGACAAACCTTGTTAAGAATATCACACATGCGATTAAAAATCCAAAGCCGATCAAGACCGGTCTAGGCAAGCTTTTTAGTGATCTAGGAAAAGAATTTGGTAGTTTGTTTAAGGCACTTCTGCCGCCTCTAGGAAAAGCTCTCGCTGATTTGGGACAAACACTATTTGATAAGTTCAAGCCAAAGCTTATCAAGGTAGGTAAGGTTGTTCTTACTGCTGCACTTACAAAAATGTTTTTAGTTGCAGCACTTTCAGCTGTCAAGGGCGCAGTTATGGGCAAGATCGGCTCAATTATTGCAGGCGCCTTTGGGAAAATGTTTGGAGGTGTCTC